AGAGGTTAATTATGACTATGAGATTAGATGATATATTAAGTGGTTTAATATTAACTGTATTCGCTCTTGGTTGGATAGACACAATGTGGATATTCGGAATTGAAAATAGTCAACACTATACTTGGTGGGGTCTTATGCATTATTTAGGGAACTTATAATATGGGAATTAAACCTTTTGAACATTATGTAGCTAATGCAGATTCAGATAGCTTAGCTTTGAAATTAGTTGAAAATCATCCTGAAGCAGCTGAAGCTTTAGCATCTGCATTAACTGCACATCTTCAGGATAAAGATATTAGGGAGAATTACAATGAATTAGATATGGAACAGGCTCTGAATTAAACGCCATTTACAAATTGCTTGGATCGACACCAAAAAAAGAGCCGCTAGTGCGGCTCTCTTAGTTTTCAGTGGGTAGCTTCCCACGTTTTTATTATTATTCTTAAGTAAGAATATTGTCTACGCGCATAATGCGGTAGTATTGGTTTGTACGATTAGATGCAAGACCATCTGCTGGAGAAGCTCCTACAAATGGATTTGACGCCATGCCATATCGAGTTTTGAAACCGATTCTTGGCTGGAAGTCATTCTCGCCAACTGCACGTACCATTGTTAGTGGTACATATGGGCAGTAGAATATACCTGCGTCATAAGGATTAGTACCCTTATATCCCATTGTACAATAATCTGTGTCAGCATACGGATCAATATAAACTTTGATTCTTCCGTTCATAACACCTGCGAAGGTATTACCTGTATCATCAATATTTAATTTTGTTGATAATGCAGGAGCGTAATCTAGCATTCCTGAAGCTGCTAATGCTGTAGCTACATCAGAAGAGCAGATGATAAAGTTACCTTTACCCCTACGAGTCTCTTTTGCAATTACGTTAGCTTCTCTGTCTAGCTGTACGCCAAGACCTTTAAATTTCTCCGCAGACCAACGACCATCAGCATCTGAAGATAAGTTAAAGATACCTTTAGTTGTTACGTTAGCTTGTCTAGCACCAATTTTCGCTTGAGCGTTAATGGTTCTAATAACCTCACGGTTAATTTCAGCTAAGATCTCTGTTGACAAGATATTTGCCAATTCTGTCTCAGCGTCAAGACCATGAATCGCTTTCAAGTCTTGTGCTAGTTCAAGAGTGTATTCTGCTTTGAGTGCTCTTGACTTTGCAGTCACAGTAGCTTTCTCAATGCTGAATCCCATCTCTGCGAAAGATTCTCCAGTATTACCTAGAGCTTCAGCTTCTGCTGTTGTATAAGCATCACCTGTATATGGGTGAATACCAGCAGAGTCAGCGTCGTCAACGATTGTGCTATCGCCATCAGCGTCTACAACACCTAGCAATCCTGAAGGACTACCATTTCCGGTTGCTGCAGAGTCACCTGAATAGCCAACTGCTGCTTCGTCGAATAGTGCTTCATCATTTACTGAAACACCAGCTTTTGTAGTTTTATATTTTGACTTCATTGCGAAGATAAGACCTGTTGGTCCTGTCATCGGCTGAACTCCACAGATGTCATATGCCATTAGATTAGGCATAGCTCGTCTGACGAGTGAAATCAAAATAGGATTCCAGTTATCAGCAGCACCGCCGCCTGAAACTGTACCATCAGCAGCAGCGTTAGCTGCGACCTCTGTTAATTGACCTTGCTCGCGCAAAGCTTTCTCAGTATTCTCAAGAACAACAGCTGTAATTGATCGCTTATGAGCATTATCAATTTTACCGGCTGCCTCTTCATCCAATACTGGAGACCACTTTTCTACGAGTTTGTCATATGAATTGATTTCCATACTCGGATCTCCCCTATTTTATTTGATTTTCTTTAAGGCGTTAATGTAAGATTCCATTGCAGGGCTTACTTCAACTGTGTCATCTGCTGATTCATCAGTTTCGGAATTTTCTGCGATAGGACTCTTTGCAGTTTTTTGATTGAAATAAGACTCTTTTAGAGTAGCAACTTTAGCTTTAAAGTTCTCTTCAGATTCAAATTCAACACTTTCTGCTAGCTTGTTTAGCTTTTCAACTTGAGTTTCAGCTAGATCCTTAGAAGCTTCACGAATAATTTCGTTACGCTGATAAGTTTCTACTTGCTTACTCATGTCCATAGCTTTTTGAACTGCATCGTTGTACTTTTCTTCAAGTTCTTCGTTTGCAGTTGCTAGTTCGTCTACTAGGTCAACTTTGGCTTCGGGGACTTCTACGTAAGACTCTGTGAATAGATCTTTCATCTTATTCATAAAGTTTTCTGCAATTTCGGTTCTAAGACCAGATTGAATTGCTACTTTGTTGTCCTCTACCCATTGTTCAACCACATAGTTGAGGTAGCTGTCTACTTTTTCTACCATATCAGATTTAGTCTTTTCAACCTCTTCAGCTAATTGCTCAGTGTATTCGGTTTCAAGACGATTAATCTCATCGGCAATTTTAGACTTTACCGCTGCTTCAAATATAACAGCTGTTTTGGCTTTAAACTCATCACTGAGTGTAGCCTCAGATTCGACCAGTGCATTCAGATCGTCACTAAAGTTCCCATCAATTTCAATTTCTTCAGTAGCTTTAAATGGCGCACCATTAGCTGGAGCTCCTTTACTACTTGCTGAATGCTTATCTGGATCGCCAGGTGTTACCTTTTGCATTGGTTCGCTGTTGCTTTTGTCTTTAGGACGTTTCTTAGCAGATTTGCCTGCGGCTTCTGCTTTATCATTCGCCGCTAAAGATTGCTGCTCAGCATTTTTGGTGTCGTGAGCCTCTTCAACTTCATTCTCGTTGAGCTCGACATCCTGATCTTCGACTTCTTCAGTCTTTACTTCTTCAGTCATAATCGACTCCCTATTTATTAGATTTCATTAACGAGAGGAAATTCTTAAACTCACGAACTTGCGTTTCATATAGATCCGCACGTGGAGCACGTTTAATTTCAGTCTCTATTTTTTCAATTTCTTGAGCTTGTAAGATTCCATTATTCCAGATCCAATCTACACCTTCCATTATTCCATTAACAAATGCTTCTGGTGCTGAAGGGTCTTGTACGATATCAATCGTATTAAGCATAAAGTCATCTTTTACATACATAGCACTTTCGCGCTGCTCAAGGCTACCCATACCACGAGTTGAGACACCTAGTTGGACGCCGCCGTCAAGTAAACCTTTTACAATATTACCCATTGGAGTATCCAATATTCGTGCCTTACCCATAACATTATTTCCCTCAAATTTGAGTTCCGTAATCTTATGAGATACTTTATCTAAGTTAACAGTTGGTCCATCAGGGTGATTTAATTCACCGACCGCTCTGTCCTTAGAAACCTGTTCATCAACATATTTACCTACTGCCTTTTCCATAACCGGCATAGGATAAACACGTCCATTTCTATTCTGTGATTCAGCCATTGCAAAGATACCGGAAATAGTATGTGACTTACTTCCGTCATCTTTCTTTTCAACAATACATTCAACGTTGTTTTCGTTATATTCTGTAATTAGCTTCATCGTTTACCTTTATATTGTTTAACAAATTCTTTTGCCATCTTTTCAGCTTCTCGCTGATTCTTATAACTTTCTAATCGATCTCCATCGATCCACACGATGAATTCATTTCTATCTTTCATAATCTTAACTGGTATTCTACCATGCTTTTTATCATAAACAACTTGCCCTTGAGGCTTGCGACCAGTTAATTCTCTTAATTCTTTAAATTTTTTCATCGCTTTACTTTTAACATTTATTTATACAAATTTAATTTTCGCCTACTGATTTATAAAAAATACATTCATTTATACGCCAATCATTAACATATTTGTTATGATCTTCAATATAACCGCCATGAAATTTATCACCTCTAAAAATTATATGCCTATTAGGTTTAGCAGGTATGACCTTTTTTATCATAGTACTAACATCATAAAACAAATCTCGACCTTCATTATTTGCAAAATGACCAGTTATACCTTCATAAAAAGCCGTACCACCTGAACAAACTTTATCTATGTATATTATAGAAGCATATTGTGTATCTCTATGTGGATACATTTGATGTGTTTGCGGTGATATATTTTGCTTCCATTTAAAATAATTATATTCTTTTTCATTGCTTCCTAATTTTTCTATACGTCCTTGTTCATGATAAACTTCTGCTATTATATCAAATTCATATTTAATGTCTGCATGTGCAATAGATATACACGGTCTACAATCATAATAATCTATAAAATTTCTACTATGCTCTTTATCAGCTTTCCACATAGGTGCATAAGTATTCATTAACATATCATAGATATCTTCATAATGTAAATAATAATCATCAATAATTACTACATCCCCATCAACTGATGTTTTTGCTTTGGGATTTCTTTCAAATATTTCACTGGGATTAAATGGTATAATCATTTTTTAATAGGTATTTTACACTTCTCTTCAGTTGCTGTTAAGTTTTCACCTCTTTTAGTTATCCAGATATAACTCCAAATTTTTTCATTACATTTCTTCCCAAATGAAGAAACATGTGGATCATTTAAGGGTTCTGGCATATAAGAGCATGATATTAATAATATAGGTAATAATAAAATTATTTTTTTCAGTTTTTATTCTCCCTTGGACTCTTCGTCCTCGTCAGTTGTTTCTATTTCTGGTTCTTCCTCCACCACAGGATCGTCTTCAGCAGTTTCCTGAGCATCAGACTCAATTTCATCAGCAAGAGCATCTTGAACGTCTTGATCATCAAGACTATCTTCAACATTGGCTTCAGGATCTTGAATAATTTCTTCATCGCTTTCTCCGTCAGTCACTTGATTAAATACCTCTCCAGCGACTGCTATTTTTTCTTGTTCTAATGCATCATCTACTTTAGTTGCCATTATCTCTGCAAAAGTAGGTGCTGCTTTGCTAAAATCTTGTTTAACCACATGGTTAATTATATCTTCAATTGCCATTATTTGCTCCATTTACATTAATATCTATACTGTGTTGCTGACCACCATTACCATTCATTGGAGGTGGCGCTTCCTCTTCTTCTTTATCTTCATCATCTATTTCACCAGATGCTTTCTCAGCAGCTATTTGTTTCTGCATTTCTTTCATATCGTCTTCATCAAACATAAGAATATTTTTCATAATCCATTCTTTAGAGAAAAATTCTCCGACGTATTGTTGAATATTATCTAAATTTTGAAATCTTACTTGCATAAGTTCATTGTCTTTTAATTCTGAAAAATGATTATCTCTTACATAATCAACGACGATATCTTGTTCCCATTGTTTCCAATCTTCTTCGGTACAAATTGCTTTCATTACACATTGCTTCTTAAGGATCTCTGTAAATAACATAGAGAAACGTTTTCTACATCTATCAATAAACTTTTGAAACTTAACTTCATCTCTGTTTATTTCTGTAGATCTACCTAAAGAAAATTGTGCTTCTTGTTCTAATCTGTTTATAGGTACATTGAGTGAACGGTAAAGACGTTTTTGAAAATAGATGATATCTTCAATTTGTCCGAGATTATCTCCTCCTGGTAAAGTAGTAATCTCAGTTCCTCTGCCGCCTTCTCGTCTAGGTAACCAGAAATCTTCAAGCATAGACATATGCTTTCTATCATCTCTTATTTTACCTGTATCTGCATCATATACTAATTTATTTCTATATCGAGACATTATATCTTTCATATATTGTTCGGCTTTACCTCTTGGTAAATTACCTACATCAATATAGAATATACGTCTTTCAGGTGCTCTAGCCAATCTATAAATGACTAATGCATCTTCCATCATACGTAATTGATTAATTGGTTTTAATGCTTTATGTAAATGAGAAACAACTTTTTTACGATCTATATCTAATAGACCTGAAGTTACATATGATACAGAATCATTTGATAGTTTAATTCCTGTTGCTTGTGCGCCTGGTTTCTCTTGGTAAATATAAAATTCATTTACTTGTTCAACTAAGGTTGCGCCTGTTGATTCGTCTTTTTTCTTTTTAACTTCTTTTACTTTTCTAATTTTAGTAGCATCAATAGGTCTTATTTCTTGAATACCAAGTTTTAATTGATTTTCATCTACTACTAAATGATGATATATTCTTCCGTCAATGTACCATCTTTTAAATATATCATGACCTAATTCAGTAAATTTTAACATACTACATATCTGGTCAAATTCTTCTAACATAACTTTTTTAAGTTGATCACTAAGACCTTCTACATGATCTAATACAAGACTTACCGGCGATTCATTTTCATTCGCCGTTACTGATTCGTTTACAATATCTTCAATAGCTGCATCAACTTCGGGATGAGTAGCTACTGCTCTATATTGTCTAATATTTTGGAAATTATCTTTTGAGGCATCGCCTTCTCCAAGATTAACATAAGTTCCATAATGTGCTCCAGCTGCAGTAACGTAACCTGCACCATCCTGATCTACAGGAGGCACTACAGATTGTCGTTTTTCAGCCTTTCTATCTCTAGCTCTTTTGATTTCAAATCCAAAAAGCTTTATGCCTTCTTGTTCAGCCATTTATTCTCCTCATTTGGCGGGGAATAAATCCCCGCCTTTGTAATACGTTCATTATGAAGTTGTGTTTGCTTCCCAGTATTGAACTTGGAATTCAACAGTAAATCTCTCAATATCGTTTTCTAAGCCATAACTTAGATCAATTGGAGCAATTGCTGTAGGAAAACAACCACGGAAGCTATAAGACTTTAATGTAGATCCATCTTTATCGATTTGATCTACAGTTAGATCTGCTTCATAGTCAACTGGATTTGTTAGTCCGGTATTAGCACTATGTGCATTCATACCATTCATCCAACGTTCCATAGCATTCCTAACATTAAAGTCAGTGTCATTAATAATAGTTGGAGTCCAAACATCAAATGTTCTATCTCCAGCCATCTTTAATTGACGACCTCTAAAAGGAACTATAATTGTTCCCATGATTGAGCCAGGCAACTGAGCTGCCTCGCATAGAAATGATGTTAATTCAACATCTCCGTTTGCATAGCCTGGAAAATTAATCGTGGCTTTAAAAAGATTCGGTCTAGCACCGCCACCACGTAATTTGGCTTTAAAATCATCAACGCCTAATACTGCCATTTTCTACCTCCCTTATACCGAAAGTCCGGCAACTTCTTCGAAGTCGACTCCGGATCTCACAGCAACAAAGTTAAGAGTAATGTAGTTGATTGAGCGCGCTGGCTTGATGAAAATATTCGCAACGAATTCATTTCGATCAATTACCGCTGCGGTATTATTAGTTTCATCACAAACTACCCTGAAATCGGTAATACCTCTCCTTCCTTTGATCTCTCTTAGGAAAGGTTCGACGATATTAACAAATTCAGCTCGAGTAAACTCATCATTCAATTCGAACAATGTGTTTCTTGCAGCTAATGAAATAGCTCTTTCAATTACATTGAATAGTCTTCGTACATTGATTCTATCAAATGCTGAAGGTCTATTCATATGAGTTTTATCACCATATAGTAAAATACCTTGACCAGGTAAATTAGCTATAGGATTAATTCCTGCTTTATAGAGCGTATCTCTTTGAGTCTTAGTTGGCGTATAAGCCAAACTTGTAACTCCTAGATATGCACCTCGTCTACTTCCTGCTGGTGAAAACCATGGAGCTGCATTTTGATCTGCGGCTGCCATTAAACCTGCAGTAGAAGAAGCTGCTGGAATATTGATATATTTATCGTTATACTTATCATAGACTTTTAACCAGTTATTATCTACAACTAAGTAAGAACTATACGTATAATCAGCTGCATCGGCAACTGTTGCTGTAACAGGAGTTGCATTTCCAACTACTGAAGCAGAAGCTGGTGATGTTACCACCACACAATCTTTACGTAATGAACTAGCTGTAGTAACTAAGTCATCTACAAGTGTTTCTTGATCTGTAGCATTATTTTTACCAGGAGCAATTAAGAAGTCTAATTGAACAGTATCTTTATCTTCAAATTTATCCATTGCTCTCATGTAATCGTCAGTGCCTGCTATGGCTCCATCGCTTCCATGTACCAGAGATAAAGATGCTCCAGAGTCTGATAATGACTCACTCATCCTTATATAACTTGAAGATCTATTAATTACTTCTTTCATATTGTTACTAGAACCATCTGCATTAACAGCTCCGTCGGTTATACTAACAAACGGAAATCTTTCTAAGACTGTTCCAGATGTTCCAGATATAACGCCATCTTCATCAATAACTAATACATGACGTTCTGCACCTGTCGGTGCTCCGTCGAAATTATTTTTATTAGAAGCTCCCCAAGCGGCCCATGTTGTAGCACCGGCTACTTCCACTTTAAGTGAATTTCCAAATGTACCAGGATATTTTGCCCAGACCTTATTGCCCAGATGGGTTCCATTATCCCAGTCATCATCATTTTTAATTAGCTTCGCGGCTCCGGCACTGTCTGCACCAACAGCATTTAAAGCTGTTGCATCAATTGCGCGAGATACTTGAAGCTGGTTAGAATATTTAAGAAAATACGCAGCAGATAAAAAATCTACCGCGAAACTATCGCTAGGTGATCCAAATGTTTCAGCAAGAGTGGCTTCATTGCCTACAAGAGTTGCTTGTTCCACTGGTCCCCAACGAAACGCACCTGCAAAAGCGCCTGTTGTCGACTGAACATTAGGCACTACGCCTGATAGATCGACCTCTTTGACGACTATTGCTGGAGACTCTGAAGGTGTACCAATTGCCATATTTTTTTCCTCTTTCCAGTAATCGAATTATAAGATTTTTCATAATGCGGAATTCAATTACAAGTATTTATCAATTTCAATATTTAGTAGGGTCCACCCCACTCTTCAACCCATTTTTTAGTAGCCCAAGGATCTTCTTCTTCTTTTTGTGGAATATTATCCATACCATCATCTATAAATCCAAAAGGTAATACATCGTTCTCAATTGCGTTCATTTTCTGTTTAAATATCATATCTTTTACATCCACATCTGTAAGAGTAGAGAAAAAACTTCCTGTAGCAAAATAACCAAACATAACTAAATTCATCATTAAATCATCGTGATTTCCATCTGATGCTTCATATGATTGACCCTTTGCTACAAATGTAGATATTTCCATAATAGTATTTTCATCTACTATATCTAGTTTTCTTTCTTCTAATAAATCTTTGGCACCTGAACATCCAATACGTTTTACTTTACGATTCATTTCAATACCTAATCTATTAGCCTTTACAGTAGATTCTATAAACAAATTTTCATATTCCAATTCATTATAAAGCCCATTTGTTACTAATACACCTTGATCATTAGATTCTACAACTACTAAAGCATCATTGTAGACTTTCGCATACTTATATATAATGTTAGGGTAGAGTAGTGGAGATATAAGGTTATTGCGATATACAGCAACCTGTTTGAATGGCCTCGTGCTAATATCGATCAAAGTAAAAGTAGAATAATCCTGTCCTCTACCTTTAGAAACGTCTACGGTCATCACATATTGATGATCTTTTACTGGTTCTTCATAGATCCAGACTGAATTGTTTTCTATTAAGCGCAAAGGTGGCTTTGCTCTAAGACTCATTAATGTCTCTGCATTAATTAAAGTATCTCCAGTTCCAAAAAATGTATTACCAAATTCTTGATCAAATTGTAATTGAGATGTATTATTAATTGTTTCTTGTTTCCAATCATCATCTCTACCTGGAACATCCCACCAATCAACTCTAAATGGAATAAACTCATTTACTTTTTGAACTGATCCAGTCCATATCTTTTCAAATTGATTACCAATACCATTAGCAGTAGATGTAATAATAACTTTAGTATCTTTACCAGATGAAATCACAGGATATGTAGATGTATAAAATTCAGCAGCATTTTCTACGAATGCAAACTCGTCGAGATATAATAAGTTAACTGACATACCACGAATAGAAGATCCTGATGTAGCAGCAGAAACAATTCTACTGTTATTACTAAATTCTATAGATCTTTTATTAAGAGATTTACATCCAGGTTGTAAAAAGAATGGCAGATTCTCTAACATAAGAGTAACTCTACCTAACATTTCTTGAGCAGTAGCACCTTTATTTGCTAATATAGTTACGACTTTCTCCGGATTAAATATAGCAAACCATAATAAAAAGGCAACAGAAGATATTGATTTTCCCGATTGTCTACAGGCTAATATAATAGAAAATCTATTATTATTAAAATGCTTAAACATTTTATCCTGATAAGGATATAATTTAAAGGGAACTAATCCTTTATCAACATGAATAATTTTACAATAATTCTCTGCAAAGTATGAAGGTGAATCCATACATTTTTTATATTCATCTACTTCTTTTAAAGTAAAATTTGTGACTACACCATCTTTTTTAACATTAATGTTACCTAGATATGTGTCATTCATCCGATTTATAGTCGTTAATGTCAACTACTTTTTCCTCATCATCTTTTTTTAACAACATACGTTGTAAATCACTAGTAGAACCAATAAAGACATTATTATTAGTTGTTTGGGGAATTTGTTTTATATCATTATCAGGTTTATCATAATCTTTTTTCTTTTTATGTAGATCCATTAATGAATCACTTATTTCACCTATATTTTTAATCATACCAGACATAACTTCAAATGCTCTAGGATGTTCAGTTGCTTTTGCTACATCAACCATATCATCTAAAGCGGCAGAACCCTTTGCTAAAAGTTCATGCTTTATTTGTCTAGCATATTCAAAATCATTTTTTGCATTATCCGACATTTTATCTCCTAACTACTATCAAAATCAAATAAGTAATTATAATCTGCAGAATCATTAAATCCAAAGTCACTATCTGCAGATACGTCAAACGGATTTGGTCTTGTTCTAAATTTAGACACTTGCATGTCTGAATCTCTTAATCCTCTATTTATTTCAAATACACTAGTTTCAGCTGATCTAATAATCTTAGCTTCTGCTATTGGACCATAGAAATTCATTCTCATATCAAATGTTAAAGTATATATTATTGTTCGTCTTTGTTCTAAGGCACTTTCGAAATCATCTTGAAAATCTACACCTGTAAGTGCAATAGGAATATCTTCTTTTACATTCGGAAAATCTTTAAACGGTTTTATAGTAACCGAATATTGAGGATTAAAGAATGGTAATATTTGTTCTACTATCTGTAAACAATCATCTTGTGTTTTTGAATATATGTTTAATTGGAAAGTTATATTATATGGAACAAATGTATAAAATTTATTTCTTAATGCGTTAGTAGAACCTGATTGTTGAAATGTATTGGTTTTTTGTAGCTGTCTAGTAGCATCATATTGTATAGCAGCTATCTCAAAAGACATTCTAGGTAATTTTATTGCTACTTTAGTATTAGTATCTAAATCAGGATTCTCTCTAATTCTTTCTAAAAATTTTCTACTTGGTGCATAAGATAAAGGAACTTTTATTTGAGATATGACTTTACCAGCACTATCCATTCGTAAGCAATACAAATTATTAAAGAGCGTACCAAATACTGCTACGCTTTTTCTAAGGCGTTGATGATAAAACCATGTTCCAAACATTGTTAACCTTTATAAATTTTCTGCAAATGATCTTCAAATGCTTCTACCTTAGCTAATCTATCAGGCCAAAGTATATATTCTTTTTCTGGATTCTTTTTTAAATTATTTAATAATGGCGTCATAGCATTATATAATTTATCAAGTCTATCCTGTGTTGTTGTCGCAGTGTCTGCAATTTGTGTAGCAGCAGTCGTTGCCTTTTGAACTGCTTCTAATTCATTTTCATCTACGGCTGTAAAGCCAAAGTCAAATATATCATCACTCATTAATTATTCTCCGGGTCTCCAAATGGGTTATCTTCACTGAAATCTAAGAAATCAGAAGATATTGTACTAAAATCTTTATTTTGTTCATTTTGCGATATTTGATTATCATCATTCATAATTTCTATAATTCCGGCCACTGAAACATTACCTTCATCATCAGTAGCTAATGTTCCTACTAATTGTCGACCAGTTACAAGTGTGTGGAATTTACCATCATTAGCCCCAACGTGAATTAAACTTGCTACATTATCTGAATCTGACCAGTGAGATATTTCACCACTTATTATAGTTCCATCTGATAAAGTTGAAGTTACATTTTCTCCAACAAAGAATCCTCCGCTAGAACTATCTAATTTCACTCTATATTCATAGGCATAGTTTTGTTCTATCTTATCTACTGCATCAACGCCTGTATCTAGATCTTCATCACTATATTCGAATAACTCGCAACGTAATTTATATGTTACCAAATTACGTAACTGATAAAAAGGTTGTTCATGTTCAACGTGCATTACTTGAAATAAAGAATTAGATAAGGGCAAATATATTAAATCACCTTCTCTAGGTCTTTCAGAATTTATTTCATTATCATAACGACTTATTGTATTTTTCCATCTACGTCTAGCAACAACAAAAGTTGCCTGGTCTCTAATTTCTACACCAAATCTAGTAAATAGATCTCCTTCACCATCAAAGCCATCGGTATTTTCTAAATACATTTCTACTTTATATGATGAACTAAATTTAGATGGGACATCATCTCCCCAAACTCTATCTTCATTTACTATAGTTCTAGGTAGATAATACACGTCTTGACCAAACATCTTTAAAGATTCTATAGTAATATCTTCATATAGATTCTGTTCTGATGTTCTTTTTTGATCAAAGTGTAAGTTAGTAGCCATAGAATTATCCTACAAAGAAGTCTACAGGAAGTTCATGGTCTGATCGTATTTTTTCTCTTAGCATTTGTATTTCTGAAACAGCATCATCATATATTTGTCTGCCATTTAATGTAACTCCTCCTGGCATTGTCATACCATCGAATTTAATTAAATTAGATCCCCATTGCTGTTTAATTAATGCAGCTGTATATTCCTTTAACCACATATCTTTCCATACTTTTGTAAACGTTGAATTATCAACAACTACATGTGCTTCCATTACTATATAGTCACCTTCTAAGATGTCTTTATTTTCAAATTCACCAAAGATATACAATCTTAATTGTTCTCTTACGAATTCAATTTGCGGAGAACCATTTAATTGCATTTCTAGTAAACCTAGATATTGTTGTATTTGTTCATAATATGCCAAGTCACCTAAATATGAATGCATATTAGCAATATCATTTAAATGCATTTGGTATTTAATACTAAACATATTTCTTGAGAATAACGTTGAACTTACTTTAAATAATTTTATTACAAAGTGTGTTCCATCCGGTATAGTAATATACCCATTATCAATATCGGTTTGAGTTACCTGATGTTTCAAATAAGTTCTATATGTTCCATCATCATGATATTCTCTATAATATTGCATAGCTTCATCTACACGATCATCACACTGATCATCGTCAACATTAACTTCAATAACTGGTTCGCCTAACCTTCTTTTACACCAATCTATTAATTCGGCTCTACTTGTTGGATTTGACATAATACCTTCCTATTAATTTAACAATGAACCGGCTTTATTGTATATGTTAATTCTATAATACGAACCATGTTGTCCGTCTAATAGATCTGCATCTAAGCCTGTTCCTGTCCCATCTCTTGTTTTTAAATCTGTAAATATTGTTGCACCATATAATGAGGTTAATTCTGCAGAATCAATTTTAATATCTCCAGATGATAACCCTATTCCTGTACCACCTGTAAAGTGGGCTCTGACATCAGATGCAGAAGGACCAGTATATGTAATAACTCCTGTACCCGAATTATATCCCAAAGACCCATCACCACCTGCATCTGTAATTGATATAGCAGCTCTTACTTTAGCATCTGTATAATATTCATTACTACCTTCTGATAAATCAGTTGTGCTAAATCCTGATAACCCAATTCTAGCGTTTAATGTATCTCCACCAGCAGTACCAATTGACATAGTTTTATTAGCAGAGTCAAATGTTAAAGTAGAAACACTATTAATCGGTACAACACCAATACTATCAATAAATCCACTAGCATCTACATTTATTTTAGGTACAAAAGCAGCTGATCCATAAGTACCTGCTACACCTGTTTGAGAAGTTCTAGCTAGATATTTAACTGATAATTTACCATCAGCACTATCTTTAGAAGTTAACACACCTGATGTTGGTAATGTTAATGAAGTAGTATCAGTTGGGGTTAATGTTACATCCTTAGCAGAATCAATTACGAAATCGCCTTTAAGTGTTAAATCACCTTGTAATGTAACAGCCCTATCTTCATTTCTAACATCAAGAGTAATTGTTCTATGTGCAGTCAATGCTGCTCCTGCAACGGCATTATTAGAAACAAGCTTCGTCATATAATTTGTATTAGTGACGTCTCTCATTCCGAATGTAGATATATCAGTTATAGATCCACCAGTTATTGCAGGAACTGATAATGTAGCACTATTTAATGTTTTATTAGTTAATGTTTCAATACCATCTATAGAAACGAAATTAGCACCTGATAAGGCGGCATTAAACTGACCTATTGTACCCACTAAAGTATTATTAGTCAAGTTAATTGTTTTATTTGTTAATGTCTTAGTATTAGTAAGCGTGGGTATTTCTGATGAATCAACTCTAATAATAACATCTTGATTCCTTGCTCCAGTCGGAACAATTTCCATACCTCCGCCATCGGTTAATTGTCTTACATAATCACCGCTCGTATTAGAGTCTAATTTAATTATTTCACTTTGTACAATGTTGATAGTTGTACCAGAATCTAGACCGTCCGCTAGAGATGTGCTTAACCATGTACTAAGTTTTACATTCGACATATTTTATCCTATGCTTGTGCCTCTGTCCATTTAAGTTCGATTGTTCCATCACCACGACCTGCCAAGAAGAAAATGTTAATAGCCAAAATATCTGGACCATCTGGATACTTAAAGTCTCCTCCCATTGGCGCACCATCCATCTGTTTAATTGGAGATAAATCCTGCACTGTTGAAATTGTTTCTAGATACCCTGTCGCAGTAGCAAATGAGAAAATCTGTTCTCCAGGTAATGCGTAAGATCCTGAAGACCATGTTATATCACCTCTATCTGCCACCTGAGCAAATGAAGGTTGTCCGCCATCAGCTTCAGCTGTTAAGCTTTTCCATGTAGCATCTTGGAAATTCTTTGGATTCAAAATACCTTGACAAATACAGTCACCTTGGTTAAATCCACGACCCATCGCAACTGTAATTTCTTGTAATAACATCTGACTTCTATTAAGTAAGTCTTGTGCTCCTAATCGGCCAACAGATGCATTAGATACTGAAGGAGCTAATCTTACAGCAAATGCTGTTTGTGGTGTAACTGTCACACGGAAGTCGTTTCTTGAATATGAGAACAAATATCCTCGGTCAAATTGGAATCCACCATCCATTATTAATGCAGAACCCCAGTGAGATAATGTAGGCGAACAAGTATTAGATACTTCAATAATACCTGTATTACTACTATGTGTTGTTTTACCACCTGCACTTACAGTAACATTATTACCTTGTAAAAACTGTGACACAGTTGCTTGTCGCGTTGCACCAGTAAAGTTACCAGCACCATCCGATACACTTCTTCCAGTATATGTAATCAATTCATTATCAATTAATAGTGTTCCAGCATTACTAAATTCATTCATTTCTGCTGCAGGGATTGTCGTAGCATTACTATCAATAGAAGCTGTTAGATAAGTTATCGGACTATCGTTATCAATAGCATACCTAACAGGTAAGTTACCCGATCTCATAAACGCTTCAGTATTTACGTTATTGTTTTTAATTCTATGACACATAATCCATTTACCATCTTGTCCTCTAACCATGAAGTGAACAAAACCGGCTCCGTACCATGAGAATTCAATACCAATCATCTGCATTCGACTAGGATTAAAATTAAATCCGGATGGACCTGTTCCATCTAATCGATCAAGATTCCATTTAGATTGTGGAACTCTTATTTGTGTTATTTTTTGTGCTCTTACTCCAGATGCAGAAATACCTCTATAGTCAGGAGATATATTAACTGATGTATCACTTTCAATATTTGTTACATAATGGGTCATACCTTTAATGGATATTTTAGATCCAGCTCTTAATTGTTCGCTAAACCTTGTATTTGATCCAGTAATATTATTACTATTTTGTGTAACAGACACTGTTCCTGTTATATTATAAGTAGATGTTCTTTGAACAACATAGATTTGCTGGCCATCATATTCCCAAAATAATCCATTTTGATCATCAAACATACCAGCTCGAACAGAAGCTCCAACCCAATTTTTAACTTGAACTGTAGATATTTCTGCTAATTGTGCTGTAGTATCACCCAATGTTCCTGTTGATATAACTGTAAATGTGTAGTCATCTACAATTGTATTAACAGAATATGTTCCTTCATATCCAGAAGTATCTATTCCAACTAACTCTACAGAAGCTCCGGCTTGTAATCCATGATCTATATCATCTGTTTTAATTGTTATTAATTGTCCTGCACCTGTTCCAGCCGCAGTAACCGATTGCAAGTCATATACTGGAGCAAACAAAGTACCAGATGAAAATAAGAATCCTTTACCTGATTGATATCTAAAATATCTTTTTGTTTGACGAGTAACTGACGCAGCATATGTAGGTGTTTTTGTTGATAATATAACACCACCATCTGATGGTCTGTGAAGAATAGTAGCATTACTAATAGCATATACAGTAGCACTTCCAGGACTTGTAACAGCCGCGCCACTTCTAGCATCATATTTCATTTGATTAGGTTCAGGAGATGATTTCATAAAGAATGGACCAGAAGCCTTTGCTTTATTAGTACCGGATCCCATTATAACGTGTAATGGTGTTCCTGGGACCAATCCATGAGGTTTTGCAAATGTTAATGTTATTTCAGAAGGATCTGCTCCATTTGATGCAACAGCTGTTGGTGTAGGTAAAGCAGCATTATCATAAAGAGCTCCTTTTCTAACTAATGTTTCTTCTGTAAATAAACTATCACCATCAGAAGAACCAACAGTTCCTCTAGCATAATAAGTTAATTGGTGAGATGCAGGAACTGACTCAATGATAAAACTTCCGTCTGCTCTAGAGAATCCTGCAGCACCAGCATTTAAACTTGATACGTTAACAACATCTCCTGCGCTTAATCCATGCGCTTGATTTAAAACACCATTTGCAGAATCTTTAAATGAAACTGTGATAATACTCTGATCATTATTATCAGTTTGATAATCTGTCACAATAGTATTAACAACTAAGTCTACTCCTGGTAGATCATATGTAGATGGATATCCTTTAACAGATCCAAACCCTGCCCATTTCGTAGGCTGTAGTCCATATTCAAAGTCAGCATCAATAAGAGATTCACCTTGTGATATTCTCATTCGTTCGATAGCATCCGTACCAAAATCCCATGGTCTTATTTTTTGTCCATGATCTTCTTGATCTTCTACAAATATTTGCAATATATCATTTGCACTCATACCTGTTGAATTGTATTGTAATGTTATCCTAGTATAACCGTCATACGCTTGTGTTACTCTTGGCCAATTTGTCGAATCATTAGCCAAAGTTGTAGCTACTGTAGTACCCGCAAAAGTTGCATCTGCGAAGTTATACATAATTATATTATCTGTTACGTTAGTTATAAGTAACAGTTTATCTAAAGTATATCGTCCCGGAACTTCTACGTATCCGACTCCTGCCGCGCCAGGACTAAATAAATAATCTCTTAGTAGTTTTTTTGCCATTGTTCCCTATCCTAATGCTACTGAGTACGCGATGGTTTCTGCCCTAGTAGAGAAATCAGCAACATCTGCTGAATCTCCTTTAGGTCCTTCGGGTCCTCTTTGGCCGATCGATGAATAGACCTGCCAATTACTATTTATGTAAATAAATTCAATAATACTTTGACCTAAATCAAGTTCAAAGTTTTGTGAATAACCTTCTATTGTTGATCCGTTTCTATTGACTATAACTGAATTAGTTGCATAACTAGCTACGTCAATTAATCTAACATAAAATCCTGTTTGAGGACTTGCTGGTAATGTAACTGTAACAGAACCGCCAGATGTGTTTATTGCATATCTTCCTGCATTTACTGCAGTAAAGTCATTTGTATGTACAACATAATTAGATGAGAATGCAGCAAAGTCTGAATCAAATCCTAAATATCTTCCTCTTAATGCTCCAAAATTCCATGTTCCTAGTTCAAAAGAAGCATGAGCTCTATCGATTGTAGTATCTGCAGGTGCAGAATCTAAACCGTCTTGTATTAAATTATTAAATGTATACCATTCACCATTAGAAGCATCTCTAAAAAATCCTGCTCTTCTGATAGTACTTCCACCATCTTTTGAATATCTTCCTACTACACCTATATCATTTACATCTGCAGTATTAGAATCCGCTAGTTTTATTAGTGCATTTCTAACTCTTAGATCTTGTTGTGAGTCAAGAAAATATCCACCGCCAACTGTTAAATCACCAGAGATAGTAAGGTTACCTGTAATTAAACCTCCAGAGAATTGAACTGAATCTGCAGAGGAAACAGGCTGACCAATTGAAAATCCACCTGTAGCAGAATCATATGAAACACCTGTACTACCTGAAAAATGTGCTCTAACTTCTGTAGGCGAAGGACCAACATATCGTAAAATACCTGAATCTTGACTATATGCTAAAGATCCATCTCCGCCACCATCAGAAACTACAAATGCTCTTTTAGCGTCTGAATCTGCTCTAGCAGTTGTATAATATAATTTGGAATTACCTTCACTTAAACTATCTGTAGTTCTTGTAGAGAAGTTTGCATTAACTCTTGCATCAGTAAAATATAAATTAGTACCCTCAGGTAAATCTCCAGTATTTCTAGTTCCCAAAGAAGCTTGTGATAATGTACCTAATAATTGTCCATTTGCTTGAATATTATTTGCTGCTATAATATCTTCACCACGGATATTTTTTTCTGCCGCAATACCGCCTTTAGTAACAAAAGATCCTGTCGTTTGTGTTGAAGCTTCTTCCGTATTAGATGAAGTAATTTTACCAGCATTAGTTATTGTAATAAGATCATCGGCTACAGCAGGAGCATCTAATGCAATAGGCCCCGTACCAATATTTCTAATAATATTAATTTTTGAATTAGTCCCATCCAATCCAATAACTAATTTATTATCTGCAGCATCTCCTTTAGTAGCAATTACATGTTGAATTTGATTATTAACACCTAATACTAATCCGGCGGCTTTTCCAGAATCTTGAGATGCAAAATATAATAAAGACTGAGTACTATCTCCTAAGTTTTGATCAACAGTTACTGATAATCCACCATACTGTTGTCCATATAATGGAGTAGAATCTATAATAGGATCAACTATGGTTTTATTAGTCATAGTTTGAGTATTAGTTTCTCTGATGTATTCTGGAGTCCTTAAAGTAATATATGCAGAATCTACTCGTGCATCGATAGCGGAATCTGCTCTAGCAGTTGTATAGAATAAATTTGTATGTTCAGTAAGATCTCCAGTAGCTTTTGCAGCAAAGTCTGAATCAAAGCCTTGATACTTACCTGATAATCCACCTGTTATAGATGTTGTACCATCAATAGTCATATTACCCTTAACATGGGTATGTACATTAACTGTTAGATTTGAACCAATAGTAGCACTATCTGCTACATGTAATCCATTTTTAACTTTAAAATCTTTTACTGACATAGTTCACTTTCCCTATGAAATTATATGTTTAATTGGTTTGATATTAACTGTTCCCATTCCAGTGGCCCTTGTAAACTTTAATCTAATATTTCCACTATTTTCATCTGCAACTAGAGTTCCAATGTCACTATCATTATTAAATGAACTTATCATACCATATTCTGCATAAGAAACTGTTGATTTATTATACGTTACTAATATCTTTGAAATTTGAGATGCATCGATTACATCTTCTGTCATATGAACTGTATATTCAATAGACATAAAATCAGAATTATGTGCTACTGTATCTACTATTACTTCTGCGGCTGATGCGGCTTGAACATTAGTTGGTAAAGTAGTTACTGATCCAGTAGTATTAATTAAACTATTAACCGTTGGACTAGAAGCAGAATCAATATCTATTCTTCCGTCTGCCGTAAATGTTATACCATTACCACCTGTTATATGTGCTCTTACTTCAGCAGCACTAGGGCCTGTATAAGTAAATTTTCCAATAGCTGAGTCATATGTTAATGATCCATCACCTCCAGCATCTTGTAAATTAATAGCATCTCTAGTTCGTGATCTAGTAAAATCAGAATCAAATAGCATTGTATTGAATACGCCACCATCTGCTGTATTAATAGTAAACATACCTGATGCAGAATCAAAAGTTGTAGCAGAAACACCTGCGACTGAAACTTCACCTATTGAGTCAATTTGTCCACGGGGATTAACTTTAACTATTGGAACTAAGGATGCTGATCCATAAGTTCCAGCAATTACAGTAGTATCTGAAATTTTTATGGTATTACTATCTGCAGCGTATTCTAATCCTGTACCTCCAATAGCAGTACCATCTAGTGCTGCATTAAAATCGGAATCAAAATTAGCTTTTGTATAAACTTGTTCTACATCAAAACTAAATTGTCCTGTAGCAGAATCATATGATAAATCACCAGCTGCGGAAAACTGAGCTCTTAAATTTGTTCTAGTTAATCCTAGATATTCTATTACGCCTGTACTACTATCATAAGTTAAATGACCACCGACAATTGAATCTTCAGTTAGATCTGATATTACTATTGCATTGCGGGCTCGTTTAGTTGTAAAATCAGAATCGTTAATAATCGTTGTAAAAACACCACCATCAGCAGTATTAATTGTAAAACTTCCGGTTTGTGAATCAAAACTTGCGGAACTTACACCTGCAACAGTCACAGTTCCAATACTATCAACCATTCCTAATGAGTCGACTGTTACAACAGGTATGTTTGATGCATCACCCCAAGTACCAACTAAATTAGGATTACGATATGGTATATAATAATTTCCGGCTCCAGAGTCTAATCCTAGGCCTCTACCACCAGGTCCTGTAACAGCTGCATGGTGAGACATATGAACTTCATGTGTTATACCCTGAAAAATAAATCTACCTTGAACAGAATCATATTCTAATGATCCATCACCACCTAGATCTTGGACTCTTAAAGCACTTCGAGCAGCAGAGTCTGCTCTAGCATCTGTATAATATAAATTTGTAGACCCTTCTGTTAAACTATCAGTCGTCCAAGGATCTAATTTTATAGTAGCGCTATAATCGCGACCTGCAGGAGTAAAAACCGTAATTATACCATCAGTATTATTCCATTGTAGATTGTTAACACCATTAATCGGTCTTTGTGTAACTGATGATATACGACCTTGAGTATTAATAGTTAACTCTGGAACTCTAGTTGAATCACCGACGATTGTGTCACCAGAATATTGATTATTTAATCTAAGTGTTCTAAATTTAGCTCCAGCTGAATCTGCACTATCATACACTAAACTTGAAGGATTTAAAGGAAATACATCTAACCAAGAATTAAATACAAGACTTTGTATACTAAAATACTGGTGTTGGCTAGTCTCGGAATCCCATGCTATTAGTTTACGGACACCTCCAATTTGAGATGGAATATCTTTTTCCGTACTATTAAGATCACTTAAATTTCGAAGGCCTATAGTTCCTTTACTAGAATCTAGATCTCTAATACCTATAGTATCGTATATGTGTTTACTAGAAGCCGAATCCCATCTAAGAAACGGCTTAGTATCTGATCTATCTGTTTGTGTTATGTCTGATAAATTTTGAAGACCTAAAGTTCCTTTAGTAGAATCTAAGTCTTCGATACCTATAGTATCATAAAAATGTTTGCCTGTAGCAGAGTCCCATCTAAGAAATGGATTTAAATCAGATTTTTGAGATTGATTAACATCATCTAGGGCGCTTAAATTACCTACAGATAATGCACCTTGTGGTAGACCTACTGGACTTCCAATCGTAATTTTTTTAACTATAGTTTTTCTTTTAACCATAGCATTAGCATTAGTAGCCATAGTATCTCCTACCTAGTCACTGAAGGCGTTACCAGTAATTGACCTTCTAATATTCTTTCAACTAATGTATTCGCGGAGCTATCTTCATGTGATATCTCTATATCATAAACATACCTATTAGATGTGAAAGTACTTGTCTGAATATTTGATAATGAAGCATTTAGCACTCCTCCTGTTCGAGGAGTTTCAAAAGCGCAAGTAAATGAGGTTGATGAATCGTTATTGTAGGTTTTTCTTATTTGGCCAGCTGCACCATATCCGGTTAAATCTTTTGTTGAGCCATCTTCATTTGTAAGTTCTAATCTAATTATAACATCTGTACCAGCATCGATGCTTATATCTTCATATTGCGCCATTAGAAAATCTTTCTCTTAATAAATGATTTAATATTTTTACCATTATTTATAAGAAATATTTCTCCAAACCTTGATACATATCATTATGTTCTTGGCTAATTATACATATAGTTTTTCTTGGATCATGAGCTAAATAAAATAATTTACCGTCTACCATAGTATCTTTACAATACATTGAGGGCGTTTTATCACTTTTCCATCTAAAATAAAAGTCATTGTCAAATTCAAGATATTTACATAATGATAAATGATTATCCGAAATATATCTGTCTAAACCATAATATTTGACTATATTATAGTCTTTAGCCGCGATAAAACGCTCGTATACAAGCGAAACAGTCACCGGATGTATACCAAGGACCGAGGAATTTATCTTAGCTTCAAAGGGTAAGAACATCGCGTCTTGTAACCTATTTATTCCAGCTAGATCGGGATTAATTGTCAATATCTTATTTTTCTCTATTCTTTGTAAAAGAGAATCAATATTATTTTGTATAACAATATCTAAATCAAAATATAAAGTAGGATTTTCCCATGGGAGGTTAAAAAGCTGCATCTTCCACCAATAAGATTCTAGATCTAAATCTAAATCTAATGGGTATCTCCATTTTTGAGATTTGTCTTCAGTTAAGCAATAAAAAGAAAATGGCAGAGAACAATTTTTCTCTACCATTCTATAAAGGCGATCTACTCGATCTGAATTATACTTTGTGCCGTATTTAAGACATACTATATTATAGTGGGGTTTCAAGGTCTTCTATAACCTCCTCCCAGAAGGCATTCGCTTGGGCAAAGACATATGCAATTGTAATTCTATAACAATCCGTATAAGCTGCATGATAACATACTTTATTAGGTTCTTCATAAGGACCAAAGTATGTCATTTTACATTGCCAACCTGGAACATCATTTATTCGACAACGTTTTTGTTCATCTATATCCCAATAATCAAACCAACCTTCACCGGTTTCTGAATAAGTAAGTATTAAATTATACCCATGCGCATTAGCATTATTATGCCATGAAATGAAACCTCCAGGATTATACGCAGCATTTAATGAATTATTTCTAGCAGAAATATATTGTAATAATTCTTGATTGACTTTAGCAGAAGCATTTCTTACTATATTTTTATTACCTGGTAAAACTTGAACACCTTCATCTACATGTTTTAAACTATCAAATCCTCTAAATTGTTTAGGGAATCCATCATGAGCTTTACCTTCATTAATTATTTTATGCATGTATTCATCGCCAACCCAATCTTCGGCTTTTAAATCCTGACCTTTAAGTGGCATTTCATTTTCTATATTTCGTTTACCGTTTTCGGCTATTCCAAATAAAGTGTCTTTGTATTCATCAATAATCTTTAGGAATTCCGTATTATTTAATTTAACATCTCTTACTGGTATCATATTATAAAATCCTTTTTCATTTTTGCAGAATGGTGAAAGCATACTGGTCCATCACTATATGTCCTTCTTGGGTCTAGTTTTTTGTAATTCGATGGTGGATCCATTAAACCAAAAATGGCAAAATAATTCCATCTAAAGTTATCATCGAAGAATTTCCATTTTAATGATTTATATTTAGGGCTGTGATATAATAACCACCACAGTGTTAATTGATCCCACTGTCTAAAATTACCTGTTCTAATACAATCAAATTCTTTTGGATTCCACGATCCACTTCGTTGTTTATGGAATAATGTAAACCAATCCATCATAAAATCCTTAACGAGAGGATTTTTAAAATTGTATAAACAAACTCCGCCACATGCTGATAAATGATCAGGAGCTCCTTTCCAACCATCTGCGAGATGATTTGGACCCCAGTCCCACTCTACAAACGCAGGAGAGGCTTCTTTAGTTAATTCAGTAAATACTAAATCATTGTCTTCTAAATGATCGAAAACATTGAGAATATCTTTATGCGCGATTTCTATATCTGAATCCATATAAAACGTTTGATCATATGGAGATTTAGCCATACCCCACATTTTTTGTCTAGCTGTGTCTCCTGGAGTAACAATTACTTGATCAAAAGGTGCAAAGTATTTTTTATACTCTGGATCTTCAACCCAACTTTTTTGAGTGAATAGGGTAATTTTAGCATTTAGATCGTAATCTAAAATACCTTCTGCTAAATTTTGTGCTGCGGCAAGAAAGGCTTGTTTTTTAGTAGCAACTACTACGTAACCTTTACTTGGATCCTTTTTCTTTTGCATTCATGTTTTCCATCAATAATATAGTAGCAAAAGCATTTAATTCGGGAATATTTCTAGCTTTACGTATTCTACTTTTTAACTCTCTATTTGTAGATTCTTTTATTTCGGGTATTTCAAAAGCCTGTAATTTATAATTAAAAAGTTGTTCTAAACGCTGTTGTTCATCTCTTTCTTTCTTTCTTGCCACATCAGCTTCGCGTTTTGCTTCATGCCTTTTTATTCTTTCTTCAGTATTCTCATTAATAGCCTTTAAAGAATTTTGGGCAATCACTTCTTCATAGTCTTTTGATATTTTACCATTTTCATCAAATTTTGATACACGTGCTACACTAGTAGTAAATGATCCATCATTATGGGTAATATTAAGACGAACCGTTAATCTATCTTTAGCCGCTGTATCCCAAAACGGGTGTTTCCATTCTTTTTTCATAATTTCTATTGTCTCCTTGTTTTAAGCAACTCGTACATATAGTACATAATCTTGTACACCGCCTAGTGTATAAAAATTTCGTGAGGGGCCCATATAATTAATATAATCCAATGATGTTCCTGAATAATTTCTTTCATATTCTTTTATATATTCCTGTATATATCCAGTAGCAAAAAAACTTTCATAATTTGCTGAATATGAACCGGAAAAAATAGTTACAAACTCATTTTGATAATCCTCAGTAAAGCTTGTCGTATAGTTATCAATACGAAAATTCTCATATGCGCCAGTGCTTAGATAATAAATGTTACCTTCATAACGTGATGGTCCTACATATGTTGTTGCATAAGCAAGTTCTGGCCCAGTATAATAGAAAATAGGACCACTTTGGTATTGCGCCGAACCCGGACCTTGGTAATACATAGGACCAGGGCCCTGGAATACACCTGCGAAATATGCTTGATTCCATCTTGTACTGCCAGAATAATAAAATGGATATTGACCAACATAAAAATTCGTGAAAAAGGAATTACGACCGCTTCCTAAAGTATATGTACTTATTCCATCAGATCTATTAAATAGACCTCTAATTCTTTGATATGCAGGCCATAAACCTACTCCTAAGTAGTTTCGTTGAAAATACAAGACCCATGGGGGACTTACTACCATATAAGTACCTTCACGTTGATAATAAGCAATATAGTTAGTTGTTCTATTTTCATAATTCGGATTTTGATCACCAGAAATATAATCTATTTGACCTGTAAATGCCTCTGCAGTAGTATAAGTAACGTTAACTAATCGGCTAAACACACGTTCATAATCTTGTATGTAATTGGCAATATAGTTCCCTGTATATTCACTTGTATAAGGTTGTAGAAATTCCGATGTATAATATCCAGTAAAATACCGGATAAAAGTCTGTTCATAGCTTCCAGAATAGTATGACTTACCTATCCCTTTATGAAAGGCAGCAAGACTATCTGTAATTCTACCCTTTTCAACCCATGTGCCGGGATCGGTTGGTACCCCATCGCCTACTAATCTTAGCTGATAAGTCCCAATTTTAGTTTCTCGCATTCTTTCATGAAAACGAGTTTTCCATTTACTAGCCCACGTATCAGGTCCATGTTCTCTAATATCATATTTTGTAGAACCGCCTTGGCTGGAATCAAGTAAGAAAACAGGATCAGCACCTGAGTCAACACTAGCTAATGGCATTCCTGTTCTTTGCCAAATTTTATATACATCTTCGGTTCCATTTTGAACATTGGTATCAGTTAAAAGGGTAAATCGTGCTGTCCAATCCCCAACTGGAGTAGGTGAAGTGTGTCCCACTCTATAAGTTCCGATACCTTCATTAAGAAGTGTTTCACCCAATATACCATCAATAACATTATTGATATCTGAATCTTCCATTTGTTTTAGACCAGTACCAGATGGCCGGTCAATCCACATCATAGGGGCATATGTATTTTTATCAGAGTCTGCCATAACATCAGCAGAATCATAACGTTGATATAAAAATGCTTGCGTGACTTCTGATGGACCAACATATGTATCAATACCATCGCCTATATTTGCACCAGTCCATGCATGATCTTTTGGACTACCAACAAGGTTATATTTATTACTTCCTATTTTAACTTTTGTTAATTTACCAGGTAAATTAGAATCTCCATTAGCCCAGTCCAATAAACAATTATGCCCGAACCATTGCACCTGTTCATCATCGGTCATTTCTCTTAAATTGGTCCCATCGACCTTGAGCATATTATGATTAGCCATAATTAATTATACCTTATTTTTTAAAATATATCAAGTGTATTTATCAGGTTTATTATGTGCATGTGTATAATGAATTAATTTAATATCTGGATGAAATTCACCTAACCACAGATATTCATTATTAGATACTTTTTTATATTTTTGTGTTATCTCAAATTTCCAATCTTCGAATTGCCAATCAGTCATATTATAACTATTAGACCATCTTGTTATCCAACTATGTGGTACTAATTTTAATTTTAATTTTTCATTTACACTGTCTTCTACAAAGTATTGTTCACCATTTACCGGGCCTTTAGTTGTCCCATTTTTGATATAATATTCTTGCCAATACAATGGATCTTTCATAAATTTATCGTAGATATATTTACAATCCTTTGGATAGTATTTAAAGAATCCGCCATTAATATTATAATTAGTAGAGTCTTTCCACCAAGAAGGAATAGCTATAAATTCACCTTTCTTTATTGGATAATTAATTAACTCCCAGTAATTATTTATTAACTGAATATCTATATCTATAACACATATAGGTTCGTCGATATCTAATGACATCGGATACATTTTATTCCATTGTAACTTAACCCTATCATCAAAAGGTTTTCTAATCCAATTAACCTCGTGGATTAGAAATTTAGAATCTATATAATCTTCATAATCAATTCCATATTTGTCGCCTATTCTAACACAAAATATTTTCATGAAATTTTCTTATATTTTCAAATGGTGTATCAGCTCTTAAATAATAATTATTACTATGTTTTAAACTTTCCTCAAGTTTATCTTTAGCATCAATTATTTCTTTTACTGTATAATATAGCAAAGTATAATTATACACGTATATGTTACTTGCATTAAAAAATACATTTTTCTCTGTTACTTCGGTAATTATTTTATCGTAATTTGCATTTAATAAATCCATTGTCCAAAATTCTATATCACAATATTGCTTCACATTTTCTACATATTTTCTACATGTTTCATGAGACTCTTTCATATAATCTTCATAAGATATACAAGGATCAATATTTTCTTTTTTGTTTTCTTTAATTAATATTTTTAATTCATCATATGTAGGATTTAATTCTATAATCTGTTTTTTTACATTTACAATTTTATCATTAAAATCATAAAAAATTATTTTTTCTGGGTAACTTCCTGTCAAAGAGGTCTTTAATGAACATGCTATTTTTTCACCTATATATCCCGAACATGGAGTAAATATAATATGAGGCGTCCACAATCTAGGTATTTTCTCAAAATAGAAATCCTCATTATTCTGATAATAGTATCTAGTTTCTTTAAAGTTACAATTTCTTTTTAAGGGATTAGAATAATAACTACCAGGTTGATCATTTGGAATGGCTTCCCACCATTTTTTATTATTTACTATATTATCCCATAACATATCTTGGTATTCTTTATTGTGATATGAATATCCCTTTTTACCTCGCTCTATTTCTGTAAAATTATATATTTTCGGTAAACCCTTTGGAATAATCCATGAAGGCGTATAATCATCATGAAAATTATCTTCTGCTCTTTCATATTCTTTAAAATCTTTGAAGATATCTGGACATTTTAATTCCTGCCATTTGTTTAAGTTTAATAATATATGTTCAGGGTGTATAAAGGCTGCTTTATTGGGATGCGCAATAATATGACCTTTCATATATTCATTGCTCTTTATAAAACTATAAAAATCCATAACAGAATGACACTCAATACCTTCAACTTTAGCTCCTGTATGAAATACCATACCCGCTTGACAAATCATAACATGGGTGCAAGGCCTTATCTTCCGATTTTTTAATTCCTTTATAACTTCCATAACTTCGCTCTGCAAGCAAAGTTTTACTTCACCTTTAGAAGTAACTTTTCTTTCTCCTATTTTTTCTATTTGCATTCTTGTTAATTGAGCCCAAGTCATTTGAGTCTGGCGTTCAACTGCGAAGTCCCAATTAAGTTTATCGGGATAAGATACAATAAAACCTACAGATCCAATACCAATTGGTATTCTCTGTTCTATAAATTTTTTAAATTCATGAAAATTATCGAAAGAAGATTTCATTTATCACATTACTTCCATATTGTTTAATTAAAGATTTCTTGGCTAGATCTAAGTAATCACCATGACCATGAATTATAAAATGAAACCGATTTTCATTTGAGTTATTAATTACTTCATGATCTACTCCATTATCAAACCAAAATCCAGTACAAGGTTTAAATGGTAATATATCTCCATTATCTACACGTCTAAAATCACATCCAATGGGCTGTGTAAACGCTAGGTTTATTGCAGACCAAATAAATCTCTTTTGGCCTTTGTCCTCTCGTTCCTTAAAAGAATCATTATGTGGAGGAATATGCGCACCAGGTTCTAATAACATAAATCTACACCTAGCATATTCTTTGTGGGGAAAATCTAGAAGCCAACGTTTAGTTTCCGGTGCTAGTTCTTGGATTTCAGACCAACCCCATTCTATATCTTCCCATTCTAACCCATAATCGCCATTTGGACCTGTATATCTCCAAGCATATTTAATATCTTGGCCTTTGGGGACAAACCCATGTAATGAAGAAGATGCCCATCCCTGAGTGTCTCTATGTTTAACAAAATACCCTTCCTCGTATACTTGCTGGGCTTCTGAAATGCACTCTTCTGGTATATCGATATCTATTTTTAAATACCATATATCATTATTACGGGCCCATTCTGCTATTTTATCATAATCATTCATTGACCATCTCATTTTCGAATTTCATTATGTGTTTTGTTTTCTGCCTTTTTAAACCTGATAATGAATATAATTCTACTCCTTTTCTATTCATATATTCTCCTTCATAAAATTCTATAAAAGGAAATATAGGCTCTAATTTTAAATTATCTATTATATCTGGAAAACGATAATTTTGAATTCGTATATTATAATAAAAATCCCATGTGTGTTTATAATCATATATGACTGTATGTTCATAACTTGAAATTACTATCCCTTTTTTAAAAGTTAGTGTTGCTATTCTAGCAAAGTCCCCACATTCTAAATCTTTTACTTCATGTCGATGCATAAACAATATATCTTTAATCTTAAAAAGATCTTTTAATTCATGTTCATACATTTCCAATGCTCCTTTACAATTTTATGGTCAAGACAATCATGTATTTCAGGTTCTCCGTGAAATAAAGCAACACTGCAGTTAGGATTAAATTCAAAGTTTGAATTTTTATATGAGTATATTAAATCTTCTTTTTCATATGTTTTATATTGATGTTCATGGTGTAAATATCTATCATCACCTTTGTATTTAAAATCATAATATTCAGGATCTTTTAAAAAGTGTTTTAATATATGGCGGCTGTCATTCCAAGACATTATAGATGAATTAGTATAAGATGTGCCTATATCAGGACGGCCTTCTATATACTTTGCAGCCGCTCGTTTCTTCCAAAAACCATTTATCATATGAAATTCATCTCGTAATAAATGATCTATAGGCCCATGAATAATAAGATCAATATCAAAATATAAACATTTTCCTACATTTTCAAATACTAAAAGTTTATTCCACCACGTACGAAGATTGTGTTTAACAGGAATTGCAAAATCATATTGATCAACATTATCAGTGTAAACATTAAATGTATGTGGTAAAGATAGATATTTTTCTACTGCATATTTTAATTTATACACATATTGAGGATCATACTTAGATCCTACATTAACACAAAATACTTTAACTTCCTGCATAGTGAACTATTCTTATATCTGGATGCCATTTCTTGTCATTAATATATGTATTAGAAGTAAATTTTTTCCAATCCTTTTCTAATTTCATTTGCATAATATAATCATCTTTATGCCATTTTACAATATATTTTTCTGGGAAATATGAAAAATCAGATTTAAAATCATATAATGTTTTTTGTACAAAATGCTGTTCACCATTAACAGGACCTTTAGTAACACCGTTTTTAATAAAATATTCTTCCCAAAAAGGAATATCTTGTTCAAAGGTATCTACTACATATTGATGTTTTCCATTTTTAAATTTATATACTGTTCCGGATAATGCAAATGGTAATTTATCTTTATCTTCTCTCCATCTCCACCACCAGCGATGAGAACCAACGAAGCCCTCGTAATCATCGAAAAGAAAATCTATATTACCAACAATGTCTAAATCAATATCCATTACTATAATATCTTCTTCTTCAACAAAATCTTTTTTAAAGAAATCTAATTTAAACCACTGTAATTTTTTATCAGTAGTAGTAATTGGCCGAATTATAATATCTTTATTAAATTTAGACTTATGGGATGTATAGCATAAAAATTTAAATTTAACCGTTGCATTCTTCTTTAAATTAGTGTATAGTCTGTTAACATCTTTAACACTGTATTTGGTTCCATCTAATACAGTACATATAATCATTTTATCTCATACTTTTGAAGTGTTTCTGACCAAACCATTCTACGACCTTCGGTATCAAACCAATCTGCTTTATCTCTTTTACCTAATACCATAAATCTATTATAAAAATCTTTGCCCCCAGCTGCTGCTAATTCTATAGCTCCCATGTAATAAATTCTTGTTATATCAGCTTGTGTAGATAATTCTACTGCATCTTTTACACAACTAACGTGCTCTCTTATATTATATAAGTTATTAGATTGTAATACATATAATACTTGTGGATCATTGGCACACCTAACTTGTTTCATATGATACATATGCTCACAGCTAGTGTTAATCATTATATGAGTATTATATGTAGCCCAATTTCTAAAATTAACATCATCATGAGTCCATTTTAATTCTACCTTTGTATTATACATATCAGGATAAAATTGTAAAAATTTCCGGCTTATATCCAACGCATCTTGGTCCATATCAATCATTTCAATAGTTTTAATTCCAGGAAAATTGCTTATAAGCATAGGGACTAGAATATTTCCATACCAACTACCTATTATAGTAACTTTCTCACAAAGCTGATGCTCTTCTTTATGTTCTAATACTTCTTTTAAATGTTCGACTAGCCAAGCCTTACAAGTAATCTGATTAGATAAAAAACTTTCTACGAAATCCTTTACTTTATGAGGATAACTTTTTAATATAACTCTATTCATTATATCGCCGAATAGCCCTAGATCATAATCTAATACTACAGTACCTTCATACATATCTTTATTTCGTTTTGTCTTACGTTTTATTTCTGCCATGTGCACTTCCATTGTTTGATATAATAATAGCCTTTTCTTTCATCATAGGCTGAAATTCTTTTGTTTTATGTTGAATATAATAGCTAGGAAAAAAGTCATACCAATCTTTATGTTTATGATAAAACCATTTATCGGTGCCTTCAAAAAGCATTTCAAGCTTTGGTTTCCATTTTACTAATTCTTCATATATATGATTGCAGTATTTATTATTAAATATAAAGACCCCAGAATTTACATTACAACTAATATATGTTGATTTATCACGCTTCATTTTGTAATTATCAAACCAATGAACGTGAGTTAACATAACCTTATCCCTAGATCCTTTTTCTTTATAATACTGTATTAGTTTATTAATGTCACCCTTTATTTCTACATCTAAGTCTAGAAATAAACATTTACCTAAGTTTAAACGACTATCAAATAATGTCATTTTTTTCCAGGTGTGTTTATACGACATATCAATAGGTATAGTTTTTATACCTTTTATTTTTCTATCACTGAATACTATATCGACAGGTAACTTACGAACATCTTCTTCGCTATATTTGTCACCCCATAATGCTGTTATAATTTTCATTTATTATTACCATAATTGTTCCAAGGATCAAAGTTATATACATTGTCTTTAGGTTTATCATCTGGATGTACTAAGACATAAACATGTGGATTATCATTTACTATCCAACCACCTAGTTCTTTTATATAGAATTGAACTAATAAGCTATAAGATCCATCTTCTATTTTAACTCCAGGTTTGAAAGCATTACTACTAAACATAATTTTATTACCATGTTTAAGAATTTCACATGCCATATTTTTAGCTTGCTTTTCTCTTGTACTTATGATAGCATCAAATAAATCATATCCTAAATTTAAATCCTTTGCTAATTTACGTAGAGCTATATTATCTCTAGGATGACATGAACCACCATCACCCATTCCTGCTTTCATATATTTGGGAGACATTATTCTTTGAGTTGAATTAGCTAATGCATCTGTTACAACATCAACGTTCATATTACCTAATTTAACTGCAACGTCTTGGATCATATTAACTATGGCTAATTTAGTTGATATAAAAGTATTATAAAATATTTTAATAGATTCACATTCTTCATAAGTCCCTATAATATATCGATCGCAATTGCAAAGGTCTCTATAAAAATTTTCGAGGATATTGCAGTATCTTGTTTTACCACCTATCATTATCATCTCAGGATTTCTTATATCCCATTTAACAGATCCCATGGCTATTAAATATGGATTATACACTAAATTAGTTTTTTTGGCAACGGGTAATAAATGTTTTCTTATTGTACCAGGTAATACGGTAGAAATCAACACTAAAATTTGTGTTTTATTCATATACTTGTTAGCTTCATTTATAACTTCTTTGACTATCGTATAATCAAAGTCTTTAGGTTCCAAATGGCTACAAGGATGTTTACCATCATATTGTGGATCATGGGGAGTGGGAACTGCGACAAATACTATATCTGTATTAGATACACATTCTTTAATAGAAGATACTCCATCACCATTAATATCATAACCCTTAACATTATGACCTTCTTCTATTAAAACTTCACTTGTAGGTTTACCTAATTTACCTAATCCAATAATTCCTATATTCATTACCAACTTTCAAATGTATATTCTATATGTTTCATTAAAGACTTAGTATTTGCTATTTTTTCAAAATGATTTAAATTATATTGGATCTGATCAGCACTAAAAATTTCTTTAGGTTCTGAACATACTCTTTTTATTTCTTCTATAAAGCCTTCAATATATTTATCACCTCGATTTCGGTCTATACCGGCTCTATGTTCTTCAAATTCAAATTTAAAAATATTATTATATGGAATAAATCCCATTTCGCTAATTTGTTGATTTTGATGAGAACATCCTAAAATAATAAAAGGTAAACCGCATATAATAGGTTTATAAGTTTTTTCTGTATAAAACATAGTATTCCAATTACTTTCAAATACTATATTAAAATAACTTTCATGTATTTCTTGTGGACATTTTCTATCAGTTATATTATTTAAATTAATATTATTATCGTCTGAATCAAATCTTTTTTCTATTTGTAATTCATCTTTATATTTTAAAAATGCATCGCGATATTTGTAGTTTTTATTGTATGTTTCTACGTTAATTTCATGCGCCAGAATTTTTTGTAATTCATAACTTTGATACCTATTCACAGTAGAATAAAAACTATTATCTAGTAATCCTAAAGATTTTAAACCAGTCATTGTTTTTATTCTATGGATCTTTCTCACTTCACCTGCAAGAAGAGAAAATGTATATTTCTTTTTCCTTGACATCGGTTTCATATTAAAATCCTTTGTCAATGGATTATTTTTTAACCCATATGTTTCGAAAAGAAAAAAATCAGCATCTAATAATAAACGCTTATATTTTGGGTTTAATGCAAAATTATTACAATGTTTTGACCAAGAGTTTTTATCATTTATTAATATTCTAAAGTAAGAATAGTCTATTAGTTCGTGACTATTCATCCAATCAATCATTTTATCAATATTAAATGGAACACATTCTCTAGATCGATCTATGACAACTTTAACTTGATTATCATAACACCATAAGATATTTTCTTTTTGATGAAGTGCTGCTCCAGTAATTTGTTGGTATGTAAAGTCATCTATGTATGTAAAGTTATTAACTTCTCTGTCGGGTATACCATCAGCCGGAACTAAAAAGATATTAACATCATTAATATCTACTTTATCTTTTTTTATTGTTTTGATATGATATTCAATTCCATGGAGCTCAAACAATTCTAAAAAATAACTAATACAATTATAAGCTGGTATGTTTCCGAAAAAATGTTTAAACTTTCCAGGAGCTATCCAAAAGACATATTTACAATTGAACTTCATTATAATACTTCTCAAACTCAGGGAATTGATCTAATAGATATTTACCTCTTCTTTTATCTAATTTTTTTAGATATGTCATTCCTTCCATAAATCTACCATGATCTGCGTTAGGAGA